TAAGGAAAAACTATGACTAAAAAGTATACTCGTGAAGAGATACTTGAATTAGTAACTGATGAAGACTTAGACACTTTGATGCGAGCAAGATGCTCAGAGTTGTCTAGTCTATCAGCACCCTTAGAAGAACTAGACGAAGACAATGATGGTCAGTATAGCGAGAACGAGTTCACACGCATTTGTGAGGACCGTGAACGTTACTTGGCACTATCAGACGTTGAACAAGAAACAGCCTCAAGATGGGCAGATGTGGAAGCCTTACGGTTACACTATGCACTCTTTGAGGACTTCTTATATGATTGTATGACGGAGCTTATGGGCTTCCAGTGTTCGGAACTCCAAATAGACATTGGTAGGTTCTTACAATCAGATGTCAAGTATGGGATGATTCAAGCACAACGTTCACAAGCAAAATCAACTATCGTGGCTATGTTTGCTGTATGGCAACTAATACACGATTGTAAACACAGGGTTCTAATTGTATCCGCAGGTAGCGAAGTTGCTGCCGAGATTGCTAACTGGGTTATCCAGATTATCATGAACTGGGACCACTTAGAGTGTTTACGCCCTGACAGGCAACACGGTGACCGAGCGTCATCAAAAGCATTCGACATTAACTGGCAGCTAAAAGGTCCCGAGAAATCGCCCTCAGTAGCTTGTATAGGTATAACTGCTAACATGCAGGGTCGTCGTGCTGATTTATTAATACCCGATGATATCGAATCATCAAAAAACGGCACAACAGAAGTACAGCGTGCTGCCCTCGAACATCTGTCAAAGGATTTTACGTCCATATGTCAAAAAGGTCGTATCATGTATCTTGGTACACCGCAGACTACGGACAGTATTTATAAAAACTTACCCGACCGTGGGTATACAATCCGAGTATGGACTGGTCGCTTCCCAACTGAGGAAGAGTCTAAGAACTACGGAGAGACACTAGCACCGTATCTAACAGAATTGATGGATAATGACCCCACTTTACGAATTGGTGGCGGTTTAGACGGTTCTAGGGGCAAACCAACAGACCCAGTATTATTAAACGAAGAAGCGTTAGTTAAAAAAGAGCTTGACCAAGGTCCAGCGTACTTTAACTTACAGCATATGTTAAATACTGAACTATCTGATGCACTCAGACACCCATTAAAGACCAAAAACCTTATCGTTATGAATTTTCCAAGTGATAAGACTTCTGGTGAAATAACATGGATGCCTAGTCCTGAGAATCAGATACAAGTAACTGGCTTTAAAACCAAACCACGACTATATCGTCCCTTTACCGTGTCTAAACAGACATATGAGTACGAGGGTAAGCATATGTATGTCGATACCGCTGGTGGTGGTAAGAACGGTGATGAAACAGTTGCAGCAGTTACCTACTTCCTACACGGTTATGTATTTCTTGCAGAGATACTTAAACTAGCTGGTGGTTATGGTGACGACAAGTATGACGCGCTATCCAAATTAGCCTTACGCCACGAAGTAAACTCTATAGATGTAGAGAAAAACTTTGGCTTTGGTGCATTTGCACACGCATGGAAACCAATCTTAATCAAGCATTACAAAGAAGCTGGTAAAGAAATGTGTCCTCGTGTAGAAGATGTGTGGGAAGCAGGTCAGAAAGAGTTACGTATCATAGATACACTTGAGCCACTTATGGCTAGACACAGACTAATCGTTCATGAAGACATCATTCAGTACGATATAGATAGTGCCAAGAAGTATCCTATCGACCAACAAGAAACATATAAGTTCTTTCACCAAATGGCTAAGATTAGTCGTGAGAAAGGTTCTCTTATACACGATGATAGTATTGATGCAGTAGCAGGTAGTGTACGTAGGTGGGTAGACAGAATATCCGTAGATGAACATGTACGTATGGAACAAAAAGAAACTGACGATAACTTAGCATTCTTCGCAGAATGGGGAGCAGATATAGGTTACGAGTCAAATAACCTTGGGAACATGTCAGACAGATTCTCAAGAAAACAAACCAAAAGGCATAGAAGATGACAACTAAAACAGTACGTTTAGATATACGCGATTTACCGCGTGACCCTCAACATTTCCAAGGTCCACTGAGAACTCAGTTAGTTAAAATGGCAAATTATGTACGCAAGTACCCCGCCAAAGCTGATGCCTTAGTCGAAACCTTAGAATTCACACTAGAACACATTAAGAATAATATCGCTGGTGTAAAACTAGAACCCAAAGAATTATCAGTAGCACAACAACTAACCAAGTTAAAAGGTGGTGTTACTAAGTTAAAGAGTAAAGGCGAAGTAGTTGAACAAGCACGTAAGGTAGGTTTAGAACTTTCAGAAGACCAACCACGAGCAGACATAAACAAAGCGCTAATCTCTAAATACGAAGAATTAATTAAAGTACAGGAAACTAAATAATGGCTAACTCATTAAACCTACCAGAACGCACTATGGCACAAATCGTTGATTCAACTGACTCAATCAACACAAGAGCACTACGACCTGACGATATGAGTCAAGGTGGTCCTCTAGTTGTACGTATCACAGACCACGACGATAACGTAGCGAGTGAAACTGGTACAGACACAGATAAAATGGCTATCTTTCACTCTCGCCAATTTGGACAACCTTGGGTAAAAGATGTAGGTCTTAAACATGTAATCTCAGAAGCAGATGATTCAATCACTGACGCAACTGTTATCTTCCCTGATTACGACTACTCAACATTTGAATAACTAACTATTCCTTATATGTATGGAACTGTTTAGTAATCACTCCACATATATAAGGAATACACATGACACCCGAACAATTTCAACATATGGTATGGGGCGAACCTATCGTCCCTAAGTTACCTAAGTTTGAACGTAAGATACTTATTAAACATGGTAAGAACATAACACCTAATACTAAGCAACGTAACGCAACTATAGAACGCGAACAAGCTAAGTTCACCAGAGGTTATGGTAAACAACCAACACAAGTAGATAACCCGATATACGGTAAAGTACTTGATTGGAGATGTTTCTCAAGAATACGTGGTGTCGTGACTTCATTAAACGTAGCTGACTCTCACAAGGGCTATAAGGTCCTAGAGAGCGTTATAATCCGAATGTTAACCGATTACCCTATACT